CGCACAAGTTTTTGTATTCAAACGGGGTATTAAAGGAAATATGAGAAAGGAGGGGTGGAATGGCAAAAGACGGTACCAATAGAGGTGGTGCAAGGCAAGGAACAGGACCAAAGAAAAAGTCTTTAGTTGAGAAAATTTCAAACGGAACCGTAAAAGGAACTATGGTATTGTCTTCAGACCTTCCGGATCCTACAGATATACAGGGTGAAAATATTCCGCCGGTAAGAGAGTACCTAAAAGCAAAACAAAAGAATGGGAATGAACTTTGTGCGGAAGAGATATTTAGAGAAACGTATCTTTGGCTAAAGCAACGAGGCTGTGAAATGTTAGTAAACAACCAGCTTATAGAGCAATATGCCATGAGTGTAGCTAGATGGATTCAGTGTGAAGAGGCAATTTCCGAGTTTGGATATTTGGCTAAGCACCCGACAACAGGAAATGCTATTGCTTCTCCCTATGTTTCTATGAGCAGAGACTATAAAAAGCAGGTTAATGCGGACTGGTTTCAGATTTATCAAATTGTTCGTGAGAATTGTGCAGTTGAGTTTGAGGGCATCTCTCCTCAGGATGATGTAATGGAGAGACTTCTTAGAGCAAGAAACAGAAAGTGAGTGATATATGTTTGAAAAAGTAAATCCTTGTCACCCGGATAAGGTGGCAGATAGAATCGCAGGGGCGATTGTTGATTTAGCCTATAAAGAGGATGACAATCCTAAAATTGCCGTAGAGGTATTAATTGGTCATGGGATATGCCATGTGATTATTGAAACATCGGTAAAGCTTAAAGAGAAGCCAATTAAAGATGCTATACATCGTATTGCAGGAGATGTTCATCGAGACATTGTAGTTGTTCCACAAGATGCGCATCTTGCAAAGAACCAAAAGGGCAAGATTCGTTGTGGTGATAATGGAATCTTTAAAGGAGTGCCTCTTACGAAAGAACAGATAGAGCTATCTAAACTCGCAAGAAGAATCTATGAAAAATATAGATATGACGGAAAATATATCCTTGATAAGAATCGTTTAATTCTATGTCAAAGTCATGTTAGAAAGGAAGAACTTAAGGACTTATATCCTAATGCAGAGATTAATCCCCTTGGAGACTGGAGTGGCGGAACAAATGTTGATAGCGGAGCTACGAATAGAAAGCTTGGCTCGGATATGGGGGATTCCATTACCGGAGGAGGGCTTCATGGAAAGGATTTGTCTAAGGCAGATGTCAGCGTAAACATTTACACTTTTTTAAAGGCCCAAGAAACGGGAAAAGATATTTCATTATCTTGTGCCATAGGGGATGAGGTAGTGGACGGCGTTCCCTATGAAGAGATTGTGGAACAGGCAAGAGCGTATATTAAGTCTATTGGAGGATTTGAGAAATTTGCGGAATGGGGGTTAGTGTAAAATGGTAACAACAAGAGAAATGCAGCTAGTGCCACTTGAAAAGCTAGTGCCTTACATTAATAATGCCAGAACACATTCCCCGGAACAAATCAAGAAATTACGATCTTCTCTTCGTGAATTTGGCTTTATAAATCCTGTTATTATAGACCGTGACTATGGCGTGATTGCCGGACACGGTCGTATTCTTGCAGCCAAGGAAGAAAATATGAAAGAAGTGCCATGCGTTTTTGTAGATCACTTAAACGAGGCACAGAAGAAAGCCTATATCATTGCGGATAACCGCATGGCTATGGATGCGGGTTGGGACGAAGAACTATTAAGGATAGAGATTGAATCATTACAGGCAGAGTCATTTGACATAGGACTTACCGGATTTGATGAAAAGGAAATCGCAGATTTATTTTCCAATCGTAAGGAAGCGGAGATAGAAGAGGATGACTTTGATTTGACAAAGGCATTAGAGAAGGCAGCTTTTGTGGAAAGAGGAGACATTTGGAAAGTAGGAAGACACACTCTTATGTGCGGAGATGCCACTTCAAAAGAAGAAGTAGAGCTACTTATGGGAGAGAAAAAAGCAAATCTCATTTTGACAGATCCTCCCTATGGAGTTTCCTTTAAAAGTTCCAGTGGACTTACAATTCAAAATGATTCAATAAAGGACGAAGAGTTTTATGCATTTCTCTTGCAAGCTTTTTCCTGTATGGCATCGCATTTGGAACAAGGAGGTTCGGGATATATCTTTCATGCAGATACAGAAGGACTTCATTTTAGAAAGGCTTTTGTTGATGCAGGTTTTCATTTAGCAGGAGTTTGCATTTGGGTGAAAAATGCCCTAGTCCTTGGAAGAAGTGATTATCAGTGGCAACACGAACCGGTACTTTACGGTTTCCTAAAGAATGGAAAGCATTCTTGGTATTCTGACAGAAAACAGACAACCATATGGAATTTTGATAAGCCAAAACGAAATGAGAATCATCCGACTTCTAAGCCTTTGGATTTACTGAGTTATCCAATTACAAATTCAAGTCAAGAAAATGCCATTGTACTGGATACGTTTGGAGGAAGTGGTTCTACATTAATGGCTTGTGAAAAGACAAATCGCATTTGCTATACCATGGAGCTGGATGAAAAGTATGCTTCTGTAATCTTAAGACGCTATGTGGAAGACACAGGGGATAGTGAAGATGTATTTGTCATAAGAAAGGGTGAGAGAATAGCCTATCAAGATTTGGTGAAAGAGGTGGAAATAGATGGGAAATAGCCAGAATACACCTTTAACCTTGGGAAGCTTGTTTGACGGTTCCGGAGGATTTCCGCTTGCTGCAAAGCTATGCGGCATCAAACCTATATGGAGTTCGGAAATAGAGCCTTTCCCTATAAGGGTCACCAGTAAAAGACTTCCGGAGGTAAAACACTATGGTGATATCTCAGAAATAAAGGGTAAGGAAGTTGAAGCAGTGGATATTATTACTTTTGGAAGTCCATGTCAGGATATGTCTATAGCCGGGAAAAGAGCGGGACTCAAGGGTTCTCGCTCTAATTTATTTTTTGAAGCAATACGAATCATAAAGGAAATTAGGGAGGAAACAGGTGGAAAGAAACCAAGATATATTGTGTGGGAAAATGTCCCGGGAGCCTTCTCTTCCAATAAAGGAGAAGACTTCTTCTCGGTCCTTCAGGAAATCTGCAGTATCAAAGGGTATCAAATTGATGAAGCTAGACCTAAAGTCTGGCACAATGCAGGACTTATTCTGGCAGGAGATTTCTCCCTCGCATGGAGGGTATTTGATGTTCAATACTGGGGAGTACCCCAGAGAAGAAGACGCATCTATCTTGTCGCAGATTTTGATGGAGAGAGTGCCGGAAAAATATTATTTGAGTCCGAAGGCATGCCTTGGCATCTTGAAGAGAGCCAAAAGCCGTGGAAAAGAACTACCGGATATTTTAGAGATGGCACTGGAACTTCAATCGAGAACCTGTGCTTAAATGACCAGGGCGGTCAAAGGATGGATTTACATAAAAATAAAAGCGGAACCATTACTGCAAGTGTAGGCAATCATCCTCCTCTTGTTTTTGAAAACCATTCTCAGGATGTAAGGTATAAAGGACCGATGGAGATTTCACAAACGGTACTTTCTACTTTTGGAACAGGGGGAAACAATCAGCCATTTGTGGTGGAAGATATGCTTGGAACCTTTGATGTAAGGTTAACCTCTGAAAACACCAAAAACCAAAGAGCTAACATTTATAAAACGGATGTTTCCAGAACCATCAATACAGGACAAAATTCTCCGGATGCAAATCAGGGAGGAATAGCTATTGTTTTTTGCGAAAATAAAGCTGGAACACTTTGTGCTATGGATGGGCCAAAGGGTGTGCATAGCGATATGCCCATGCAAGGGAAACTGATTGTAGAGGAAACTTATTCTACAAGCAAGAGCTCGCATCATGCCAGAGCAAGTAAGAATACGGCAAATTCCTTAATGGCATCAGACTATAAGGATCCTCCGATTGTCAATGCTATGGAAGGAAAAAAATATATTGTAAGACGACTTACACCAAAGGAGTGTGGAAGATTGCAGGGATTTCCGGATACTTGGTGTGAGAACCTTGAAACAGAAAACCCTACCGAAGAAGAAATAGAGTTTTGGAAAGAAGTATTTGAGACTTATAGAAAGGTAGAGACCAAGAAAGGGAAAACAAGAAGTGAAAAGCAAATAAGAAAGTGGCTTGCAAATCCTCACACCGATTCTGCGGAATACAAGATGTGGGGGAATGGAGTGGCACTTCCGAATGTGTGTTATGTACTAGCCGGTAGTGCCCATTTTTATTTTGTATAAGCATAAATGTCCTTGC